ACACAAGTTAATGAATTACAAGTATTAGAACAAAACGTAATTGTAGCGGCTTTCGCTAAACGTGGTGGTACAGATGAATTGTATGAACGTATTGCTCAAGAAGTTCGTTCTCATGTGCCAGATGTAAGCACTAAGAAAGGCCGTGATGCGATTGGTTCGCTTGCTTTGAAAATCAGTAAGTCAAAAACTCTTATTGAGAAATGTGGAAAAGAATTAGTAGCTGAACAAAAAGCTCAAATCAAAGTGATTGATGATGATCGAATCTCAATTGTTAAGAAGTTTGATTTATTACGTGATGAGGTTTTAGCGCCTCGTGATGCTTGGGAGCAAGCTGAGAAAGACCGTGTAGCGAAGCATAGCCAGTTTATTTCAAATATCAAAGTTATGTATGGTCTTTGTTTTGATCTTCCATCACTGGAAATCAAAAAAGCTATCGACTCCCTAGAGAGTTTAGTTGTTGACTCATCTCTTGATGAATATGAGCAGGAAGCAAAACTTGCAAAATTTGAAACTATTGAAGCACTTCGTACAGCTCTTGTTGCTCGTGAAAAACATGAAGCCGAGCAGGCTGAATTAGAGCGTCTTCGCCAAGCTGAAATACTTCGCCAGCAACAAGAACGTGAGGCTCAGATTGCCCGTGAAGCTGCCGAAAAAGCGACCCGTGAGGCGGAAGAAAAAGCACGTTTTGAAGCTGAACGTGTACAACGTGAAAAGGCTGAGGCAGAACAACGCGAAGCTCGATTAAAGGCTGAAAAAGAAGCTGCTGAATTGCGTGCTCAACATGCTGCCGAAGCAGAACGTAAACGTATTGAGGCTGAACAAGCTGTGAAGCTAGAGGCCGAACGCCAAGCAGAAGAAGCGCGCCAAGCTAACCAAGCACATCGTAAAAAAATCTGTAATGAAGCACTTAAAGGTTTATTGGCTTTGGGTATTGATGAAGCAAAAAGCAAAGAGATTTTGCAGGCAATCAATAAAGGCTTAGTTCCACATGTATCTATTAATTTTTGAGGATTAAAAGATGAGTAATATTGTTTTGTCACAAGTTAGCAAGATTGCATCAGCTTTTAATATGCAAGATGTTGATCCTGCTGAGTTAGCAAATACTCTTGTTAATACAGTATTTAAGAAAGCAACAAATGATGAATTTCTTTCTCTATTAATTGTTGCAAACCAGTACAAGCTAAATCCTTTTACAAAAGAAATTTATGCATTCCCTGCCAAAGGTGGCGGCATCACACCAGTTGTTGGTATTGATGGATGGGCACGCATTATTAATGACAATCCTGTATGTGATGGTATCCAGTTTGAACAAGATGATGAGTCATGCACATGCAAGATTTTCCGTAAAGACCGCAACCACCCTACTGTTGTGACTGAGTATTTATCCGAGTGTCAGGGTAATTCAGAACCTTGGAAAAAATACCCAAAACGGATGCTACGTCATAAGGCTTTAATTCAATGTGCCCGTGTTGCCTTCGGCTTCTCAGGTATTTATGACGAAGACGAAGCTCGTCGTATTGATGATTGTCATATCCCTACCGTTCAGACTGTTAGTTCAGATGTCCCTAAAGGTTATGAAGCCTATGAGCAGCAGCATTTAGATAACATGCGCGCTTTGGCAATGGAAGGCACAGAAGCCTTGCAAACTGGCTACGCTGAATTGCCTCAGGGCGACTGCAAAAAATACTTCTGGACTAAGCATAGCGCTTCATTAAAAGAAGCAGCACAAAATGCTGATCAACCACAAGGGCAAGTGTATGAACATTCTCCAGCGTAGTGAAGATTGGCATTCGGAACGCTGTGGCAAAGTCACAGCAAGCCGTGTAAAGGATTTAAATGCAAAGCCTAATAAAGGCAAAGCTTTAAATGCATTGGGTTTAACTATTCTAGCTGAGCGCCTCACTGGCGTTCAGAAGGAAATCTTCACAAACCAAGCTATGCAATGGGGTATTGATAACGAGCCTCATGCAATTGCGGCCTATGAAAATGAGACGGGTAACTTTGTAGTTGGTACAGGTTTAATTGACCACCCTTACATTGAAATGTTCGGGGCTTCACCAGATGGACTTGTAGGTGACAAAGGGCAAATAGAAGTTAAGTGTCCAGACACTACAACGCATTTGAATACCCTTCTGACTAAGCAAGTTCCAGATGAGCATATACCTCAAATCACTAGTCAGTTGGCTTGTACTCGTCGTGAATGGTGTGACTTTGTGAGTTATGACCCACGTCTACCAGAAGGACTACAGATCATCATTATTCGTGTGTTTGCGAAAGACTTGGCTATCGAAGCACTAGAGCAAGATGTTCGCAACTTCAACAAAGCTATAGATGACGCAATTAAAACACTGAAGGTGGCAGCATGAACGACTTAGAAATAAACGGATATAAGATTTTTACAAATCCTGATGAAGCTGTTTATGCAGCCAAATCAAAAGAAGATGTCTACAACTATTTCGTCGAAAACTATGGCTCAACTGAAGAATGCCAAGATGAAACAAAAGAGCAATTTATTAATAACTTGAATGAGGTTGAGCTTGATAGTGACTGTGCTCAGAGAAACCGAGAGTGGATTAATGAGGATACGGGGATGATCTCAACATCATCCTACTATCAGGAATATAAACATGTTGCTTCTAAAGATGAAGGAACAGAAGTAATCGCATTTTTAGTTTGGTGAGGACAGCAGCATGACAGATTTGAATAAGGAAAGAGAAGTTAATCTACGCTTTGAGCAAGATGATGGTGCTGTTTGGGTCTTTGATGGTGATAGTCAATTTGGCACCGAAATCAGTCATTTAATGATGATGCATGCAGATGAATATAACGAAGATGAATTACGTGTTATTTGTAACCATGCGGCTTGTGAAATTGACAGGCTTAGAGCAGAGCAAGAAAAAGTCAAAGCTCAGGCGGTGCCAGATCAAACCATCAATGAAATTCAATCATGGATTGCTGTTCAATCTACACAAGCAATGGAATTAGATGGAGAGGCATTTGTTGTAGATGCAAATGAGTTAGCAGAATTCATTGAGCAATTGGTTAAAAGCGAATCGGGAGCTAAAAGATGATTAATCAATTAAAACCAACTGAGATCATCCGGGATGAAATGGGTTGTTGGGCACATCCCGATTATCTCAAATATATAAATGATAACCACGCTGACCAAGAATGGTTTAGTCAAGAAGATTGGAATCAACTGAAAAAGCACTTCAATATTGTGACCACTAGACTTTATTTAGAAGGAAGTGTTTCAGAAGATCTATTTGAAGAAATTATGGATTCTGCCGATTTGTCTAAGTGGGATCCGATTGCACCACATGGTTTTTTCTTAATAGATATTGGCTTTACTGAAGATGGTGCAGAAGCATTGTTTGCAAAAGAGAATCGAGATCTGAGGGATGAGTGAATTAGAAATACTTGAATCAGCACCCAAAGGTGCTACCCATTATTTTCTTGTGCCTAATGGATCTGGTGAGCCTTATTTTGTTCTTGAAAAAGATAAAAAGTTTTACTGGTTTCACGGTCAGGATGAAATAACAAAGCCACACATTTTAAGTTGGATTAAGTCAATTGAATCACTGAAAGAAGTTAAAGCGGAAAGTAAGGAGGGGTGAATGGAAATTGATCGTCGTGTACGTGCTAAAGAGTTTATGATGCTAATGTCTATTGGCCGCACTAAATTCTATCGCATGATTAAGAATGGTGAAATTCCTCAACCTATCAAGGTAAGTGACAAAGAGGTATTTTGGCACGAATCAAGTGTTAAGAAAGTTGTCGAAAAACACAAAGATAATTCTGATATGATAGCCTGCTAA